TTGCTTGGTGGCCCCGATGAGGGGGATTGCGAACCTACGTTCCCAACCCCCTCATCGGGGAATTCTAAGAATTTCTCCCACAAACATTTTACTCACACTCCTATAGATGTCAAATTGACTATTTATAAATCAGATAAAACAGTAATCGAACAAATACAATTAGATGACACCAATAAAGAAAATGTTGGTGTCTTTTATTATGATTATACCCCTGCCAGTGAATTGGACGAATTTATATTCGAGTTTGCTGGCAGTGTTAATAATAAACCTATTCTCTCAAGAGAAAAGGTGAAAATTCAATTTAGTAAATAGGGAGGTTTTAAAATGGAAGAACAACAAAAACAAGAGCAACAAGGACAACATGAGCAACAGCAAGAACAACATATGGAAACAGTTTTAAAAGAAGATTATGACAAAGTAGTCGCTGAACTAGAGAAAGTAAAATCAAAACTTCCTGAAGAATTAACAGAGGAAGAAAAAGCGATTAAAGCAAAAGAAAAGGAACTATTTGATAAGGAAGTAAAACTTACTTTAAAAGAAGAAGGTTTAGAAGCATTTGCTGATATTGTGAAAGTCGAAAATCAAGAAGAATTAAAAGAAGTGATTAAATCACTAAGTAAAATTGTAAATGATATTAAAGTATCAATGGGCTATGTGCCATCAGATCACAAACAAATGTCATCCTACGAGCAAGCAAAACAACAAGGAAATACAAAAAATATGATCAAGTCACTTTTCGGTTTAAATTAATCCGATTGGTGGCTTTTTTAATTAAAAAATAATAAAGGAGATTGATAAAAATGTTTACAAGTAAAGACTTTGCGGTAGGTCAAAATTATGATTTGAAAGATGTACTTATTGAAGTAAATAAAAAACAAAATCCTTTCGTTACTTTCCTTATGAGCAAAACAGTGAAAGCAACTAGCCCACAAGTACACTGGATCACCGAAGAAATTGCTGATTCTGCGGTAACTCTTGCGGAAGGTGGAGACGCACCACAATTCCAAAGCGATACGTTAGCACCAAGAGACAATTATTTGGAAATTTTTGCTAATACTGCAACAGTAACGAATACTGCTCAATATTCTACAGCAAAAGGTATTTCTGACCTATTGGCACATGAAGTAGACAAAAAGACGAAAGCGATTAAAAGACGTATGGAAAACCGTTTTCTACATGGTGTTAAAGGTTATGATTCTGCTACTGGTACTTATACAACCGATGGTATTTTAAATCAAATTAACGCTGATCATAAAGTAACTGGGGAATTAACTGCTGACGCTTTTGAAGAAATGATCGGCAAACTTTATGACGCTGGTGTATCTGATGAAATCCTTGTATTTGTTCCTGCACGTGTCAAAAAGCAATTAAACGAATTAGGAAATGTCGAATTTTATGCCAGAGATAAGTTTTTAGGATTCGATATGGAACAATATATTACTGTATTCGGTACAGTTAATTTCATTTTGTGCGAAGAATTAGGAAACAACAAATTCTTTGCAGTAAATCCTAACTATTTAGAAATGCCTGTACTTATTCCATTCCATGCTCAAGTAGAAGCAGTAAGTGGTTCTAAACAATCTGTATTCTTGGAAACTCAAGCAGGTGTAAATCTATTAAATGATAAAGCCGCTGCTTCTTTTGAAATTGTACAAGCATAATTAATCAATCAATACATAACAAACAATTGCCGAAAAGATTTTTTTAATAAATTTTTTGCTTTTCGGCAATAATGTGCGCACAGAAAAATTTATTCTAACAGCAAATGGGGTTTTGTAGCGTTTCGACTTTGTTGTTGGTTTATTCGGTCAAGTAAAAAAAACGCTACAATGGTTCAAAGGTGGATAATATTCAATACGATAGCAAATGAGGTTTGCAAGTTTCGATTTTGCTATTTTCTATCTTCTACGATACAAAAAAATTTGCAAGCAACAGGCGAAGAGGTTTGCAGTTTTCGATTCGTTTGTTGTAAATCTATCGCAGTATTAAAAAAACTGCATTTCTGCATATAAAATGGAAGTGGTTTGAGGGCAGATTATCTGTCCTCTCTTTTTTTAAATTAAAAAAATTCAAATTTTTAATTTTTTGTTGGAGGTGAATATAAAAATGAATATCAAATTGCGTGATGAGTATCATTTAAAACGCAGGAAAAAGGAGATCAAACTTAAGGAATTAGCCGAATATGTTGGATGTTCAATTGCGTTGCTTTCTAAATACGAAAGTGGGAAATCAGGAATGAAGAAAGAAAAAGTGGAATTGTATAGAGAATATATAGATAACAAATAAGTAGAAAAAATAAAAAAAGCGGAGGTGAAAAAGTGAAGGTTACAAAAGATTCGTCATAACCACTCCTTTTGCTTCAAAAAAATTTTTAATGGAGTAAAAGGAGTTTCTTATTGTCAGTTTTGATAATAAGAGGTTATTGATATTTATATTTTATTATTTTGTCGTTTTGCTTTGGGAGTTTAGGAGTGGGAGAATTTTTTTTTCTTTCACTGTTACATGAAAGATAAACTAAAAAAACTTTTCCCTGCTTGGTGTAGTGATTATACACAAGCACAAAATACGATTGTTTTAACAGATGATTTAGACTCTCTTTTAGGTTGTGCTATAGAAAAGTATATCAAAGGCAATGACATTAATTATTTTTACAATTTTAACAAGTTGTATGTTGCTGATAGAACAGATAAACGAAAAGCGATAGGAATTGATTTAGCCTTGCACTTTGGTAAGTCATGGTGCAATCATGTTGTGAGAATTAATGAAAATGATTATGTGAATCCACAAACTGCAAATATCAATGCTTTATTAAATGTTCATAAAGGGAATTATTTCAAAAAATATGCTATGTCTACAACATTAACTATGTGGAGTTATTATGGCTTACCTTTACCAAAAACAGATGAAGGAAAAATGATACTTCTTGCAGTTGATAGTAGTTATTTGGGTCATTATGATGACAGATTTAAAGATGTACATACTGCATATTTAAAGTTATTAGAATTTGAGGAATTAATTGATTTGCTGAATAATACATATAAATTTGAATTTGAGGAAATTCAAGGCAAATACAAATTGAAATCTAAAATAAATTTGAATAGTGAAGGTTATCTTGAAACAAAATTGCCCCTTGCAAAATTGCAGGGGTTTTTTGATTTTCCAATAGAATTGCCGACAAAACAATTTACTTTGAGAAATCAATTTAAGGAAGATATAGGCGATACATACAATATTCATTCAAAAGAACAATTAGGAAATATAATAAGTTTTGCTTTAACTGGTAGAAAGAAATTTAAATATACATACCAAACAAAATAAAAAGGAGTCCCAAAAATGAAAGGTTATTTTTTCGTATATGATCGAAACTTAAAAAATTATTTATCTAATGAAGGCTTTAGATTTATTACACATGCGAAAAGCATAAAAGATAATCGTGAATTTTGGTTATTTGCAATAACCGATAAGTTACAAGAATCCATCAAGGAATTCAAATAAAGAAAAAACATGCCAGAAAAGGCATGAAATTTCTTAGAAAATATATTTTTGGAAAAATCATGCCCATTTTGGCATGGTATTATTGAAAAATCCTGCCCAAATTGGCATAATATTTCTTAGTAAAAAGAAAAATCCTGCCAAAACGGGCAGGATATTGCCTAGTATTACATATACACTTAAGTTTACAAGATTACTTACTACAAAACAAAACGAGTGAGTAGTAGTAAGTAACTTAAATAATAAATAACAAAGGAGTAATAATATGAAGAATCCAAAATTAAAGAATCCATCCATCCAATATTATAACGTTTTTAGTGAAGAAAATTCAAGGTATCATTTATCAGTAGAAGAATTATATTTATACGGTCTCTTAAGCATGATGAAAAATAAACAACAAGTAACAATCACAAATGTTGATGTTATCCATCAATATTCGCCAATAAACTTTTTTAGTAGAGAAAAAGAATCGAAACAGCGTATTAAACAACATTTATTATCACTTAAAGAAAAAGAAGTCATTCACTTTGAAAATGAAACGATTGATAATAAATCACTGTTAATCATTTATTTTATGAACGATTTAAAAGATGATTCAATAGGCAAGGGCGTAAAGGGATTTGAAAACGTTGATTTTGTTAAATTTAATTCATTTTCAACTATGATAGATCATTATATTTATTTTACAGTTAAACGGTTTGATAAACTTGGTGGATTTACATGTGATTACAAAAGATGGGCTAATATTTTAGGATGTACGGAAAGAACCGCAAGAAAAAAAATCAAAGAAGCAGTCAATAAGAGTATCATTTATAAAAATATCGGTGATTACAAAGAAGAAAAAATAAATAATCGTGATCAAAAAAAGCAAGATAAAAACACTTACAAAACGATTCCATTCAGTAGCGAAGAAAAGACTTTCCAGACAAAGAAGGTTGAAATAGTAATTGCCAATGAAAAAAGAGCCAATAAAATAAAAAATGGTTTCCATCCAGATGATTATACAGAGGAAATCCAAGAAGCAATGTATTTCTTTATGACATATGAGGATGAAGATGGAGATGTCTTTCCTTCTGTGGAACATTATGCTACCTATTTTAAAGTTAAGGATAACGTTAAGGATAGAGAACCAAGTGGATTGGAAAAAGAATTCATCAAAGTGGCTGAAAGACGCATAAATTATTTAAAAAATAATCCCCAATTTCATATTGAATTTGAGGAAGGCAGAAAATTATATGAAGAGGAAAAAGGAGAAAATGAAACTAATCCATCAAATGAATTTGTTGACTTATTAAATGAGAGTTTAGAAATGAATGATAATCAAAAGAAACCAATAGAAAAACAGATTGAAGAAATTTTTTAAGATTGTCCGCATTTAGGGCAATCTTTTTTTATTTTTAATTAATTAAGGAGATGGTCATTAATGAACATATATGAAGCCTTAAAGCAAATCAATTGGAAGAAAAGAGAGTATTTTAAATACAAGTTTCCTGATTTGAGATGGGACAAATCCAAGCCAGCAAAGACAAAAGAAGAGTTTTTGAGATATGTAGGCAATAAAACAATTAATTCATTTGAGAGATGGGAAAAAACGCAAGAATTTAAAAATCTAGTCATGTTGTACTTAGAAACAAAGGTTGCGGATGACTTTAAGGAAATTTATTCGATTGTTGTAGATAAGAGCAAACAGGGAGATGAGAAAGCAATCAAATTGTTTTTACAATTGCAAAAAGAAGTGCAACAGAATGCCAAAATTGCGGCTAAAACATTTGAAATGGTTGATGATAACAACGAAGAGGAAGAAGAGGATGAATTGATTCTTGATTAATTAAAAACGACACCGGTGTCGCATTTGGGGGTGAAATGGTGATTAAATCAGTTAAAAAAACAAATAAAAAATTAGATAAAGTGATGAAAGACTTTAGGCTTTTCGCAGTCAACTTCCTTTTTATTATCGACAACAATGGAAATTCCATTCCATTTAAATTAAATCCAGAGCAAGAACAATTTATTAACGAAATGGAAAAATATAACATAATTCTGAAGGGGCGGCAAATAGGCTTTACTACTTTATCGCTAGGTTATATGTTGTGGAGTGCCATTACAAAGCCAGATACGTCATATTTAATGATGACACACCACAATAAAGTAACACAATCGTTACTAAGAAAATTAAGAAAGATGTATAAGTCTTTGCCTTTGGATAATCCAAAATATTCTCATTTATTTCCTAAACTTGAGATAAGCAATAGGGATGAGATGTACTTTGAAAACGGAAGCAGAATTCAGGTTGCCACTGCTGGCGGTGATGACAGTATTTCGGGAAACTTATTCCAAGTCATCCACCTATCAGAGTTTGCAAAGTACGATAATGAAGCCCAAGATGAAATCATTGCAACTGCTATACCTGCATTGGCTAAGAATCCAGATAGTAAGATAATAATTGAATCAACTGCCTTCGGTTACAACACATACCAAGAAATGTTCATGAAGGCATATAGAGGGCATTCAACGTGGAAAGCCCATTTCTATTCATGGCTTGCTAAAGCCTATCATGATCAATTTAAACATAGTTTTGACGAAGCAGAGGCATGGTTTAAAGCGCAAAATGGCGGTAAAAGAATGACGTATGATGATTTAGAACATGATGAAAAGATTTTGCGTGATAAATACGGTGCTACATATAGACAATTGATGTTTAGACGTTATTACATAGCGACAAATAGTTTAGAAAAATGGAATCGGGAGTTTCCAACGACTCCGGAAGAAGCATTTCAAACAAGCAGTAGGTCAATCTTTGACACTTCTAAAATTATTGAACGTTTCCAATATGCTATTGAACCACTTTCAGCAAATGAAATTTATGATGAACTGCCAGACATATTAAGACCGTACTTAAACAAAAATCTTTTTATTTATAGACTTCCAAAAAAAGGTGTAAAAATGTTTGCAGGTTGTGATGTGGCTTCCGGTGTAAAATCAGATTTTACAACATGTGTCATTATTGATAGCGAAGGAAAACAGATGGCTAGTTGGTATTCAAATGATATTAGTGTTTCAAAATGTGCGGAAATTTTTAATGAATTACTTAGATATTATAATTACGCTTATGTTTCAATTGAGCGAAATGGTGTAGGTCAAAACTTAATCGAGATCATGAGACGTGAACTTAATTATATGAATATGTATAAAGAAAAACTGTTTAATGCTACTGGAAAAAGGGTGTATAAATTAGGTCTTTTTATATCAAATACAAATAAAAGTAGGATTGTCGAAGATTTTAAAAGGGCATTTGAAGAAGGATATGTATTGGTGGAATGTAAAAGGACATTAGATGAAATGAAAATATTCGTTGAATCTGATAATAAAAAGATTGGTAATAAAAAAGGAAATTCAAATCACGATGACATGGTACTCGCTTTTTGTCATTGTATACAAGCATATAAAATGAACAAATATTACGTTGATATTTAAAGGATGACTTGTGTTAAGTCATCTCAGAGTGTAGACAAAAGGCATCCGAATGTGTGTATTCGGATGCCTTTTGACATTTTTATACTTTAAAGGTTGGGATTAGACCCCTCTAAGGGGTCT